GCCTATATAAACCCCACACTATCCGGACGGCGGTAGGTATACGGCGAGAGACGACGCAGAGCGGAGGACCTCCAGTTCTCCGATCTGACGGCCGGGGCAGTGAATTGCTGCCGCGAAACGCCTCAGCGTGGAGCCAGCAAGAGGGGCCTATTGGGCAAGGCCGGTCTCGAGCAGGGCCTAAACCGACAAGACCGAAACTATGCCATGTCCTTCAGCGTACTCTGCCGCGATACGCTTAGAGGAACACTTCAGTACAACCCCAAATACCAACGCGACCTTGCCAACTGGTTCAGAGACTGCTCAAGGACCCACCGGGCAATTTGCCGATGCCCATCGTACAGGAATCATTTTAAGGCTCCGAAACCACAGACACAAGAGGCTTCGACGCAAACTGAAAGACCACCAAAGAGCGTTACTATCCTGCCCGCCAGACGAGGAATACTATCATCTCCGAAAGATCGCTCTCCTGGAAAACGCAATAAGATACTCCACTTCGATCCTTTCCTAAACGAAGCCCTGTACCACTCCAAACGACGACGAAAGCAACTACTACAAGAACGACCTGACAACTGGCACCCACTCTGGGAAATTACCCCACCGCTTAAAGCATGTCTAGATTTCGACGATACAGAGGAAGATACGGATACCTCGGACGACGACGGTGGCGCTGGAGAAACAGACGACGAAGACGATACCGTCCCACACGTCGACTTCGATATCGGTATAAACGGTATCGTAGACGGAATTCCGCCAGAGCCATCAGACGCCTCTTCTTCAAACCGAACCCTGGAACAGAACCCGTACGGATTACCAAACCATACAACTCACTCGGAGTTACTTTCCAAGGTATTATTCTCATCCCACAAACAGTAGCGGCATGGTCACTGAACGTACCTCAAGACCAAACTGACAACTACATCAGCTCCCGAGTAGCCAAAATAGACGTGTCCTTCGCAAACCTACTACGAGCGGTACTACCCCTCGACTACATCTCGAAGATAGGAGGCCCTATACCAGGACGGCTACAATCCCAGGTAACAGGACAACCATCCGACACCCCGCCACCAAAAACAGGATGGCCCTACGCAAAACCGATGACTCAAGACGGACAAACACCTACGAGCAACCCATCCGAATGGTGGAGATGGGCACTACTACTAATGCACCCGACGGACAATGTACGATTTCTCACCACGCCACAAATAATGAACACAGAAGAAATGGGGGCAATGTTCGCGCAGTACCAACTCCTACGACACGAATTTACAAGATTCAAGGTAGAGTGCATCGACGACGGAGGCCTAAAATGGTCACCGGTGGCCAGCCTGGCCATCCAGAACCAATACTGGGAAATCAAATCGAACCCTACATCACCTTACACAGCCCACACAATAGTACAACCGGGAACACAAACAGAGATAGTCAACCAAGCAACGGGACCAAGAACCCCTACAGACCAGGACTGCCCGACACGACAATACCCAAGATATCTACACAACGGACAAACCCCGGACAAACTAGCAAACACATTCAGTACCATACTCTGCAAAGAGACGGGATACATCTTCCCATCCTTCGCAACACTATCAGCGATGGGAGCACCCTGGGCATTCCCACCACAGCAAAAACCCGTAGGAAGAGGATCCTTCAACAAACACAAAATGAAAGGACGGAACGACCCCTTAAAAGGTCCCTGGATGACACTACTACCAAAGAACATCTGCAACGTCAGTGAAAACGAAATGGTGGGAGGAGACCTAAACACAATTATAGGGACACTATTCCTAGCACAAGGCAGCAACCACTACACAACCTACAAATTCATGACCATGCAGGACACCGTACAACCCCTGATAATGCAAACCAGAGCATGGGCAGCAGTTAAGATACAGTCAAGGTGGACACTTGCAAACACAAGAAGACCGTACAGATGGGACGTCGCATGGAGCAATACCACAGGAAAATTCCCCCAATAAAGAAAGGGGGGGGGGCCCAGCCCCCCCCCCCTTGAACCCCCCCCGACAACATATCTTCAATAAAATAACATTTACAATGGACACAATAGTCATGTCTTCATTAGGGCGGTGGGGTCGCGCCTCGCGCTTCGCGCTCGCCGCTCCCTGCGCTCCGCGCGCTGGGCGGTCGCGCTCCGCTCGCTTCGCGAGCTCCGCGCTCGGACCCAGAGGAATTAGAAGCATCACCGAGACGCTCTTTTCAATCTCGAAAGTGAAAGCATTCCCACGCGCTCAACCGGGAACCGCGCCAATCAACCGGGAGCCGCGCCAACGCAGGGCGGACCCCCATGTACACCCCCCTGTACAGTAGGCGTACCCCCCTGTACACCCCCCTGTACAATAATCCCCGCCCGAAGGGCGGGGTCAGGGAATTGGGTTT